GGTAACTAAACTCTCGGAACTCTCCTATGAATAAGCAAAAAATGCCTAGTTGTAAAAAACAGGCTGAAAAAGGCACAAAAAAGAAACCTTTTACGCAGGCCGAACTCGCGGAGCTGTGGGGCATGACGCAACAGAACGTCGCCAAGATGATTAAGCAAGGAATGCCGATGGACAGCGTGGAATCGGCGACAGCCTGGCGCAAAAAGTTTTTGGAAGAGCGCACACCGGCAGACTACAACGAAGCCCGGACAAAGAAGGCTCTACTCGAATGCGAGAAGTTGGAAATGCAACTTGCAATCTTGAAGGGCGACTTCGAGCCGAAGGCGCAAGTCCGCGAAGACGGCATCCGCATCGGAGCCGTATTCACCGCCAAGCTCGCGGCTTTGGTGAACGACGCCAGCGGGGCGCTGGCAGGACTCGACGAAGTGACCTTGCGGAAGAAACTGCACGAGCGGACGCAGCAAATTCTATCCGAAATCAAAGACGAACTCGAAAAATCATGACCCGCTCACAACTCTGGAAAATCTACACCGACCGCAACCCGTCATTTGCTGGTGACGGCAACGTGACAATGACCGCGCGCGGATTGCGGAAGATGTTTGATACGACGTGGGACGTGGCTTATTTCGACGGGGAAGAGGAGCCGGACGGATCATATCGTCGGGATCAACCAAATGGTCAGGTCGAGGCTCTGAAATCAATGTTCGGAATGAAATGAGTGGATCGAAATGCGCAGGCACAGCCGAGGGCATAAAGCTCGCCTATGACGGGACGATCCTCGACTGGGCCGAGGCTCACGTGCGCTTTCCGAACTCAGACCGCGCGAGCCGCTTTGACCGCACGGTTGCGCCGTGGATGAACGATGTTCTCCTTGCCGTCACAGACGACGAAGCCACGCAGGTCTTTCTCCGCGCAAGCACCGGAGCTGGCAAGACGACCATGATGGAAACCCTCGCGTGCTTCATCGTCGCACAGAAGCCTGGGCCGACGTTGTTCGTCGGGCAGACTGACGACATGGTGAAGGACTGGACGGAGTCGCGCCTGCTTCCGATTTTCAAAGAGTGTGAACCCGTTCGCGCATTGTTCCCTGAAGACCGGCACGCGCTCCGCAAAACGACGATCTTCTTTCCGCACATGGTCTTGTTTGCTGGCGGTGCGAACATGACAAACTTGCAAGAAAAATCCATGCGGTATTGCATCGGCGATGAAGTCTGGCGCTGGAAGGACGGCATGATTAAAGAGCTGAAAGCTCGACATCACGACCGCTGGAACCGCAAGACGTTCCTATGCTCGCAAGGCGGCGGCAGCACGGATGAGATGGAACATGAGTGGGACAGCGGAACACGCGAAGTCTGGGGTTGGACGTGTCCGCATTGCAAGGCGTGGCAGCGGTACACATTCGACGCAATCAAATTTGAGCAGCCGAAGAACGTAGCGGGCGAGATGCTCTGGGACGCTGTGCAAGATTCGGTGCGCATGGAGTGCGAGCACTGCAAAACGCAGTTTCCCGACACCGCCGCAGTGCGCAGGGGACTCTCGACCGGCGCGAGCTTTCGCTCACTCAATCCGAATCCGGTCCGAGGCCATCGCTCGTTTGAAGTGCCAGCCTACGGCGTCTGGTGGATACCGTGGTTCTCGATTGTGAAAGAATTTTTGGAAGCCAGCGAAGCCAAGGGCAACGGCAATCTGGAACCGCTGAAACAATTCATCCAAAAGCGCAAGGCGCAGACGTGGCAAGAGGAGATCGTTTCCGACCTTCCGGAGATTACAGCCGGCGACTACGCTAAGAGCGACTTCCTCGACGGGCAGAAGATCGACGGCGAGCATCGACGATTTCTCCTCGTGGACAAACAGCGCGATCACTTCTGGCATCTCGTTCGCGCATTTCGCGCAGATGGATCTTCCAGACTTTTGTCAGAGGGAAAAATCCTCACTTGGGAAACGATCGAATCGCTACAGTTTCAATACAACGTAACTCCGCGAAGCGTGGTGGTTGACGCTGGCTACGACACGCCGCTTGTTTACGAACGCTGCGCACGCAACGGGTGGACGGCCTCGCACGGATCGGGGCAGGATGGGTTCTCGCATGTGGACGGGAGCGGGCGGCGCGTGAAAAAATTCGTGTCCAAGATCGAGACGGCCGTCGCCGGATCGGACAATCTCAGGGCGTTCTACTTTTTTTACTCGAACGAAAAGATCAAGGACAAGCTGGCCGCAATCCGCCAGCCGGATGCTATGCCGAAGTGGGAGACTCCAAGGGATGCGTCCACGGACTACCGAGCGCAGATGGTTTCCGAAATGAAAAAGGACATCGTGAACTCCAAGACAAAACAGGTGGAATCGCGCTGGGTGCGGATCGGAGGCAGGCCGAACCATCTATTCGACTGCGAGTGCATCGCGCTTGCGTCCGCTATGCTCGCGGGAGTTTTGCCGATTGGGGAGTGACCATTTTCTTGGCGTCACGAAATTGGTCTCCGCCCGCCGCGCTAGTGTTCATGCGGCTCTGCGGGCGGTAAAAATTATTTTCATTTTCTTGAAAAATAATTGTTGACGAAAAATCAAATGCGTGAGATAGTCATTCCAGATCGAAGCCACCACGGCGACGACGAAAACAAAAAACCAAACCAAAAAACCAAAATAAAAAATGACAACAACTACAAAAAACTACGGCCCCTTTGAAGTTTGCAAAAAATCCATTGAGACAAAACTCAAAAACAGAAGCGCCATTTTAACGTGCGAGCGTCAAAGCGGGATCACTCCCATGGGCAGAAAATACAAAACACGCTTGCAATGGTTCATCAAATTTCACGGCGACCCCTGCGCGATGGGGCCATGGTCTTCTAAAATGATTCGCGCCTGTTTCGCCTAAAAACTCAAACCGGCGCGGGTTCGATCCCCGCGCCACTAACTAAAAAAAATCAAAAAAATGAAAATCAAAACCACCACCGAAGGAAGCCAGTTTATCAGCCAACGATTTCAAGCCATAAATACCGTTGAGAAATGGATTGCAGCTTTCCCCGCACGTTATTCAAATCTCCCCGCCAAGATCGCAAAGGCATTTGCAGCCCGTGATATGCGCAACGCTCAATGAAAAAGCCCACCACCCACGGCGGACCGCGCAAAGGCGCGGGTCGCCCAGCAGGCAAGAAGAACGCCAACGCCAAGGGGCGGACTGTCGTCACGAAATCTGTCTCCATGCCAACCGAGGTCTGGCGGGATTTCGATATTCAGCGAGGAACGATGAGCAGGGGAAAGTTTATCGCATGGCTTCTTTGACACCCGCGCCCAAGGATGGCGCAAAATTCCACTTTCTTCGGACTTCCACTTGCAACTCTTCAGAGCTTGCAGGAAAAATATATCGCATGCCTTGAGGCAATCGCCGTTGCGGGGGCGAGTTACAGCATCGCAGGGCGGTCGTTTACTCGGGCGAATTTGACCGAGGTTTCCAATATCGTCGGGCAGTTGCAATCTGCAATCGAATACGCAAGTGGTTCGAGAGTGAAGCGTACCGTCACCGTTTTTTCGACACAGCGCCCCTAGTATGAAGCAAGACTTTTTCACTCGCGCCTTGGCAGTTGTCGCACCGAAGGCGGCAATGGCCCGCATGATAGCGCAAGACCGCCTGCGCAACTTCGGGCGGTTCGACGCGGCGTTGGAATCCAGCAAACGCGGGATCTCGCGCAACATTGCCGGAGGCGAAGACACAAGCGGCACCGCCGAGCGTTACAAGCTCATCCGCGCGGCTCGCGATCTTGCCGATAACTTCCCACCGGTTCGCTCGTTACTACTGAAATTTGCCACCTACGTCTCGGGCCGACTCTCCTACCAAGCCCGCACCGGAAACAAAGACCTCGACGCACAGGTTGAGCGATACTGGTCCGACTGGTGCAGCAAGTGCGATTTCCTACGGAGGCACGATTTTACGACCCTGCTTCAGCTCGCAGTCATGGCCATCCTTCGCGATGGCGACTGCGGGTTTGTGATCGTCCGCGAAGCCGGAGAACTCCGCTTGCAGAGCGTGGAAGCCGACCGCATCGGATCGCCTTACAATCGTTTGATCGACTCGGACAAATACATCGGGGGCATCATGCTGGACGAATACGGCAGGCCGGAGAAATATCAAATCTACGTCCGCACGATAAACAACCAATATATTGATTCGACCGACATCGACGCCGCTGAGTTCATCCACCTATTCGACGCCACAAGGTTGGACGAATATCGCGGGCGGTCAGCATTTGCCACGGCGCTCAACGCCGCGCGTGACTTGCAAGAGGCACTGAAGGCCGAGATCCAAGCAATCAAATACGCATCATATCAAACCGGCGTCATCACCACCGAGAACGGATCGGCGGACGCATCCGACTACTTCGCGACCAGCTCACGGAATGACAACGGCCAAACCGAGAAGCTCTCGAATATCGACCCCGGCGCGATCAATTACCTCTCTCCTGGCGAGAAGATGGAAATGTTCCAGAGCGAGCGCCCAGGCGGGGCGTTCGGCGAGTTCATCCGGCTCGTGCAGTCGCACATCTGCATGAGCGTCGGGTTGCCCTACGGCTTCGCGTTCGACGCAGACAAGAGCGGTCCCATGGCCCGCATGGAGGCAGCTATGGCCGAGCGCACGTTTGCTCGGTGGCGTGGGCTTCTGGAATCACAATTCCTCAACCGCATTAAGAACATCGTCCTTCTCGACGCCGCTGCGCGTGGGGAGATTGACGATTCGGAGTTTTTGCTTGACGGCCGCTGGTGCTGGCCAGCAAAGGTCAGCATCGATTACGGACGCGAAGCGACTGCCGACATCGCGCTCTGGAAAGCGGGACTGAAAACAGCCGGGCAGATTTACTCGGACGCTGGCGAGGACTACGAAGAAGCACTTCGCGCAAGGGCGAAAGAGGCTAACATGATAAAAGAACTCGGGCAGGAATTTGAAATTCAAGCCAGCCGGATTTCTGATTCGGTGCCTGAGTCAGCAATCGACATTACGCCTGAGATTGGCGAGGTTGCTCCGCTCATCGAAACCATCGGCATCGGTGGCACGGATGCGCTCTCGGGAATCCTCGCATCAATGGGACGCGGCGAACTTTCGCCCGAACAGGTTGGTATTATTCTCCGCACGGTTTTTGGAATGGATGAAGCCAGCGCAAACCAAATCACGAACGCAGAGCCAGCCCCGACACCCGCACCGCAACAGGCCACAGCCTCGCAATTCGAGGACGGCAAAAACAAACCGACTTCTGGCATGGTTGCCGAAGCAAAAAAGGGATTGGAGTGGCGTACGAAATACAATCGCGGCGGGACGAATGTCGGAGTTGCACGCGCTCGCGACATATCAAACGGGAAGAACCTTCCTGACGATACTGTGAAGCGCATGCACAGCTATTTTTCACGACACGAAGTTGATAAGAAGGGGCAGGGTTTTCAACCAGGCGAGGAGGGCTTTCCGTCCGCAGGCCGCATTGCATGGGCATTGTGGGGCGGTGACGCTGGCCAGACATGGGCAGCGGCCAAGGCGCGCCGCATCTCCGCAAAGGAAGCAGCCAAGAATGGCCTGAACATGAAATTCCAACGCGACGCACACGGACGGGTTGCCAGCCTATCGATTCCAAGCCCGACCGAGTTTGTCATTCCATCCCCTACGGGCGGCGAGTCTGAAAAAGATTTCGTTGCTCGCTGTATGGCGGATGACACCATGCTTGCAGAATTTCCAGACACAACCGAACGCGCGGCAGTCTGCTACGCACAACTTAAATCAAAATGATAGCACAAGGAATCGCACTCTCAGCCAAGCAAGCATTTTTGCTCGGCATCCACCAATCGACTGACACCTACAAGATCGCGCTCTATACGAGCCGCGCAACGATCGGGCCGGAACTCGCGCACTACACCGAGGCGGGCGAGGTCAGCGGGCCAGGCTATGAGCGAGGCGGCTACGTCTTGACAGGCTTCAAGAACGGCATGGCAGGCCGCAGCGCTTTCGTGACGTTCAACGATCTCAAAATCGACCGCGCATCCTTTACGGCACACGGCGCGATTATCTACAACGCTTCGAAAAACAACTCCGTGATTTGCGCGTTGAATTTTGGCGCGGATCGTTCTGTTTTCGATGGGTCGTTTGAAATCAAATTCCCCGAACCTACCGAGAAAAACGCACTTATCTTGCTCGCATGATTGGCGCAAACATCCAGCAACCATCCACCGGCGGCGGGATTTCAGACGGAGATAAAGGCGACATCACAGTCTCCGCATCCGGCGCAACTTGGACAATCGACAACGGCGTCGTCACAAATGCGAAACTCGCAGACGTTGCCACTGCTACATTTAAAGGCAGGGCAACCGGCGGAACAGGCTCGCCCGAGGACTTGACGAGCGCGCAAGCAACCGCATTGCTCGACGCTTTCACCTCTACGCTTAAAGGTCTCGCTCCAGCATCAGGCGGAGGCACGTCAAATTTTTTACGCGCGGATGGTACGTGGGCTGCACCAGCAGGCGGATCAAACGAACCTGCCGACGATGTTTTTCGAATTGTCGGATCAGCGGACGATACGCGGAAAATAGCATTTGAAGCCGACGGGATTTCCGACGAAACCACTCGCACATTTACCGCGCCGAACCGAAGCGGGACGATGGTTGTCTCCGACACCACCGCAGGCAGCGGATCGGATATCGTCAACAATATCGTGTCTTTGACGCAAGCAGAATACAACGCCATTGGATCGCCGGACGCGACGACGCTTTACCTCATAACAGACCCATAAATAATATGCCACTTTTACAAAAAGGATACCTCGGTTCAACCCCGCTTTTTCGGAACATCCCGTTTTTTGCGGGGCCACAAGTTACAGCTTCGAACTCAAACACAGCCACAATAACTGTGACGGCCTCGGCCAGTACCAATACTAAAGGTGCTTGGGCGCAAGCGATCGCATCAACAACTACAGAAACAACGCTCTTAGCATTTTTTGTTTCGGGTATAGCAACTTCAGCGCAGAACAGTGCGACTCTTATTGATATTGGCGTCGGTGCGGCGGGCAGCGAGACTGTAGTAATTCCAAACATCGCAGTGGGGAGCGCAACGGCATTAAATATAATGGTTCCGGTAAAAATAGCATCCGGCAGCCGCATAAGCATTCGCTCCCAGTCTGCTGTTGCGAGCAAATCGTTTACGATAGCCACACGAAATTTCGCCGCATTTAATGCTGGGGATTCCGCGCTAACTCCGACGACGCTGGATGTATTGGGTACCTCTACTGCGACCAGCACAGGCACGGCCATGAGCGGAGCATCAGCAACATGGGTTGAAATTGTCGCGTCAACCTCTCAAAATTATTCTGCTTTTAGCATCGTGCCTTCAGTTTCCGATACGGACATTGCCGCCATTGAACCGCTTGTCTACGAAATCGGGGTTGGCTCGGCTGGAAGCGAAATTTCATTTGGCCGGATCATCCTCTCGACCGCCAACACGGAAAGCGTCAGCATGCGACCTGTTGGCCCGCTTATTTTCGGACGCGAAGTTCCATCGGGATCGCGTCTCTCCATTCGTCACAACATCACCGCAAACCCTGGCAAATACGACGCGTGCATCATTGCAGTTCCGAAAGTTTAATATGGAAACTTGGAATTTAATCTACGACACAGCAACGGGCCAAGGCGTGAGCATCGGCACAGTAATTGCCAATCCCCTCCCCGCCAACCTCACTGCACTGGAATTGAGCGAGGAGCAATCCACCGCCATTCTCAGTGGCGCGATGGTATGGAATGCCGCTACGCTTTCGCTTATCCCGACCCCACGCCCTCTTCTAACTGCCATCGAACATCTCGAGAGCGTTGGACTCGGCAGTGACTACCAGCCGACGCTCATCTACCTCCGCATCAACCTCACGGCAGCAGGCAAAACATGCACGGAACTCGACGCGCTGGAATCCTATTTGCAAGGCGTGCTTGCGGTTTTCGCGCAAGACCAAAGCCCACGAAATGACTGGGCAATGCCACCCGTGACCTTTGACGCGGCAGTCATTGCAGCGATGTCTGAACTCTCATTCTAAAAAACCATGGCGAACGAACTCAACACAGCACAGGCAACCAGTGGGCTAACGATCACCGCGCAACTCTTCCAGACGGGCGCAGCAGTTGGCTCCGCGATAACATGCGCGGAAGTTGGCAGCTCAAGGTTTTATTCTGCCAACATGCCGACAA